AATTTCTAACAGCAACGGCTCACCAAGCCCTAACAAGATACCGTCTGCATGACCAGAAATTCTAAGCGGGTCGTACATTAAAGATACTTCTTTGTAAGAGTGCGACTTACCTTCACATACTGCACATGGGTCAACGCCCATACTCCAATTAATTAAACCGCAAGAATTGCACTCGTATTTTCCATACAAGTTCCCCATCTCGTGAAAAATAGTTTGCCATCCAGCGTGGATATCGTGACCAAGTTGAAACACGCGTTTTTGTCTTAAGCTAGTTTTGTATTTACTTGGGGGAGGGGGAAACCCTAATAATTGAAAATAAGAAGAACGATGACACCAGTCTGATTTAATAATTTCAGATGGGTGTAAAACAGTTGTAGAACGGCTTGTATCTTTTGGCTGCGCTATTACGTGTCGCTCAACAGACCCCAAGACTCTGCTAGGAATTTTACTTGCATTAACAAAGTCTTTTAATGAGCCACTCATGATTTGTTTTTGTTAACCCATTCTTCTAATGTTGCTCCGTGTTTTTCAGCTTTCCTTCTTAACGCATTTCTTTCCCTGTGACTAAGTCCGCCCCAAATACCGTGCTGTTCGTCGTTACTTTCTGCGTAAAGTAAACAAGCAACCCTTACTGGACATTCTGGCAGACCGTCTTTACCCAAGCAAATCGACTTTGCTTCATTAGCAATTACTTTATATAAATCTTTATCTCGTGGAGGAAACCACATCTCAGTGTCGTAGCCTTTGCATTTAGCATCGTAACGCCACTTTTCTACACCTTCGTCTTCGTACAAGAGCACTCCTGAAGTTTATGGCGCAGCTCCAGGAAGTCGTCCTCTAGTAACAAAACATAGTTCTCTTCATTAAGATGAAAACCAAGGACAGGCATTCGACCGTCAAGAATTGCTTCTGTAACAATCTTTTCTAGAACCGCAGCCTTTACGGATACGGAAGCTTTGCCGGTCCACTTATGCTCTACGAGCAAATCTTTAGACCTGACATCACCTTTTCGACTCCAAAAAGCTCCGCTTGCAGCAGTACGCTGTCCGCCGATTTTTTTAGCGAGTCTATCCTCGTGCTTCCTTGATTCTTTTTGTCCTTTACTCTTCATCGTCAGGTTCTACTACGTACTTAGAACCAGCCTTGACAGTCTCAAGAACATCCTTCTCCAGTGTCTCTCGGAGGTCAATCTCCTCCTTGATAGAGCTAACCATAGCATCTGCGCCTTGCCACTGTCGTTCGGCATATCGGTAATACGCACCTGCTCGTACGATAACTTTGTTAATAATGCCAAGAGCCACAATTTCCTTAGCAAAATCGTATTCGCCTGGGTCTACAGTGCCACCCTCAGCAAAGTAAAAGTCAATATAACCAACTTGTGACGGTGGGGCTGACTTGTTTTTAATGGTTCGAGCCTTAATAGTCTGGCCTACACGACGTTTAGAGTCGCCAGAGCCAACCTCAATCCAGTCATCTCGTTTAATCTCAACGCGGGTAAAGTAACTGTAGTTCTTTCCCTTACCGCCAGGGGTAGTTCTAGGGTCACCGTACATAACACCTACACGGTCACGCCACTGGTTAATCATAATGCCAATAAACGGGCGCTCTATTTCAATAAGGCTGCGCTTTGAAGCAAGACCAACTTTACGGAAAAACTTATTAGTTAGGAGCGCTCCTCGTCCGACGGTGTACTCATCCATTTCTTTCTCATCTTCCGCTCCTGGAACAAGAGCAGGGAGTGAGTCAATAACAATGCAATCAGCACCCTTGCTTTCAACGACTTGAATAACCGCTTCATAGGCTTCCTCCATAATATTCGTAGATATAACAAACACGCGGTTAATGTCTACACCGCATAGCTCTGCGTAAGAAGGAACCCACTGCTCTGCAGCAACCCACACAGTTGTAAACTCTGGGTCTCTCTTTTGATTAGCAGCAATAGTTTTAAGCGCAATAGCCGTCTTACCGTTAGATTCTTCTCCAACAATTTCGTGCCATTGATTGGTTGGCCAACCCCCACCTAGCGCTACATCTAACGCAAGTGAGCCTGTTGTAACACGACCAATTAGGTCGTCTCGTATGTCTGTTCCAATTACTACTGTCTCTGGCCCAAACTTTTTATTTAACTTAGCAATTACTTTTAATAGTTCTGGATTCATTGTTGACTTGGTCATTACTCAAGCTTACCAATAATTGTTGTTGGGTTCCAACCGCCAGTCTCTACCTGTACAGCAGCTTGTACGGGTCCTGTTGGCTGAGGACCGCTTACTATGCCTTTACCCATACCTGAGCCGCTTTGCTGAATCGGGTATCCACAATCGTAACAACGCGCTCTACCGCCACCAGCAGCAGAGTAATTACCGCTTCCACATCCCGGACAGTTATTAGATGCAACTGGTGGTGTGTACTGAGGCTGCTGTGGCTGTTGTGGTTGATACGTAGGTTGCGGTAGTTGAGTTGCTTCTGGTCTTGGCGCTGGGGTAGTTCCTAGTTTATTAGCCCACCAATTACTACTCATCTTCATCCTCCTTGTTTGCTCCGTAAATAGATAAAAAGTTATATGACTTGTTTAAAAACCCTAACTCAAGTGCTGCAGAAAAAGCTGCAACCAAAGCAGCAAATGAAACCTGTTGATACAAGCCTTCCATTAAACCAGGTTCGATATCAGAAACGTCATCTGTCTCTATATCTTGTAATTGAATTGTACTTATAGCCTTAGCGTTAATTGCGGCAATCATCTCAAAGAAAGGAAGAAGACCCATTATTTCGTCTACGCGGGTCTCGCTTTCACCCATCTCATACTCTTCGCCTTCTTTACTTACAGGCATTAAATCAAAAGCGCGAAATAAATCATTAGGCTCTTCAATACCTAAGTCATAGCAATACCATCTAATTAACGTACTGAGCGGAACTGTATTACTGTACACACGAGGCTCGTCGTTTTTTTTCCAAAACTTCCAACTCACTTTGCTTCTCCCCAACGCTGAACTGTTGTGATATCCGCAAGTAACGGAACGTTTAAAATATCTATGCCTTCCATTGCGGTTCTAATAGCGTCCTCGGTTTCTTTAACAAGGTGGTCTGGACAAAGCGTAACTAGCTCATCGTGAACGGTCAATATTAGCTTAGATTCTTCGGGAAGTAGCCCGTGCGCCCGAACCATAGCCAGTTTAATAATATCTGCTGCTGACCCTTGGATTCTAGTGTTAAAAGCTTGACGTTCAGCTCCAGCTCTAATCATGCGGTCGTTAGAGTTAATCTCAGGAAGGTAACGCTTACGCCCTAAAATGGTATAAACATACGCTGGGTTGCTAGCACGAGTAACCGCCAAAACCTTTAATCGGTACTTGTTTACAGCAGAAAAAGTCTTAGAGAAGTCACCAAGCAGGTCCTTAGCCTCTGTTACAGAACAACCAATAGAACGAGCAATCTTATCTGGACCAACACCATAAGCCATGGAAAGAACAAGAACCTTTCCAGCCTTTCGGTCAACTCCCATGGTGTCTCCGACTGTGGTGTATATGTCTTTACCTTCTAAATAATTAGCCATCATAATTGGGTCCTCAGACATAGAGGCAATAACTCTAGGCTCAATCTGAGAGTAGTCAGCCACAACTAACTTGTAACCCTCTGGCGCATAAAACAAGTTACGAATAGATTTGCCGTGAACCGTGTGAGGAGCAGGTACGTTTTGAAGATTAGGGTTACGGCTTGAGAACCGACCTGTCTCAGCGCCATGCTGAATAAAATCACAATGAATTCGACCGTTTATAAGAAGGCTGTCTTTATGCTCAACCTTAGACTTTCCGCCAGTAGTTCGTGTTACGTCTCCACCTAAATAAGGAACTACATATGTAGTAAGCAACTTGTTTAAGTCTGCGTAAATAAGTAAAGCAGTAACCAGCGGGTCTTTATCTCTATAAGGCTCTAGTGCCTCTGCTGCAACAGAGTAATCTGCGTAAGTTAACTCTTTACCCTCTTTATCCCGTGTATTTCCACGCAAGGTAAGCACCTTGGGAGTTAGGCCTCTACCGCCTTCTGCCTTAGGTGCATACAATAAATACTGCTTCTCTTGGTTTGAGTTCATATTGAACTGACGCCCAGCGGCAATAAAGACATCTGCTTTAGCTTTTTCAATATCTTCTACAAGTTTTTCGTGAAGCTCCTCTAAAACAACCATATCAATTGGTGCCCCAGTAAGCTTCATAGAACATAGGACGTTTAAAACATCCATCTCTAACTTCATTACTTTTTGAAGGTTGCTCTCAGTGAGTCGTGGGTTTAAATTCTTCCACAATAAAAACGTGTACTTTGCGTCAAGGTAGGCATACTTTGCTACGTCAGTAAATGAGTGCTTTTCTACCTCTTTACCGACACCCTTAACCATGTGATAACCAAACTCACGTGCTAAAGAATCTGCTAGGCCTACTTTATTTTTGTTCTTATTATCTAAAATAAAAGAACCAATCATCGTGTCAAAGTACGGGCCTACTGGGTACTTGTTCCCGTAATACTTTGCTACGGAAGTTAAATCAAAGAGTAAGTTATGCCCTACCTTTAAAATATTAGGGTCAAACATAAGTGGCTCTAAAGCCTTAAATACATCAGCAGGAAATAACTGTTGAGGCGCATCACCAAAAACATAAGTTGCTTTTTTAGCATCTCGAGAGTAGTCACTAGGTCTGGCAGGGAGCCCCTTTTCTACGCGTTTTTCTCCCTGACCAGTTAGTGGGTAAACCACATCTAGTAACTCTCCGTGAGGATGTCCCATTGGGATAACGTCTGCTCGCCCGTGTGTGGCTAACGTAATCCACAAAACCTCATTTATTGGAGTATCACCACGACGGTCACCTACAGTTTCAACGTCGTACGCAAAAGCATCAACCTTTGAGTAGTGGTCGACTAGTTCTTGTAGTTGTTTTTGAGTCGTAATGATATTCATGTAAATCCCCTTTAAAAAGCCTAAGGACTGGGAACTCCAGAAAGGGGGTGAAAGAAAGCCCCCAGCCCTTAGACAGCTAGTTTGCTTAAGCTAACAATGAGTTGGCAATTTCATCCAACTCTGCCCATGAATGAGTTTTGATGTCATCCTTGGTAAAGCACGTCATTTGTGCAATTGCTGCTTCGGCTGCTGCTTCCTCAATGCCCCAATCCTCTTGGAGGTCACGGCCCTTGATAGCGTTTAGGTGATAAACAGTTTGCTGCATCTTACCTGTGCGAGAAATCGCCCAGAAGTTCTTGTTCAAAGGACCCTGCGGTGAGAAGTGTGCAGCATGTAGTGTCTTATAAAGACGCGGTGTAGCAATCATCATTTGACGCTGTGGACCGCCTGGAGCGCTAAGGTTAGCGACGGTAAACGCACGCTTGTCCTCAGGCTTAGAGTTAAGTTTGGTGCAGAGTGGGTCGTTAGCACCAAGAGAAATGTATGAACGACGACCTACAGTTTTCTGCTGTAAGAAGTGTTGCTTGTATGTTGCAAATGGACCGTCTGGGTCAAGAAACTTAATAACTTGGAAGTCTTCGCCAAGCTTTAGTTCTACTGGGAAATCTCCCATTGAGCTGGTTAGCTTTTCTGCTGCATCCCAACCTGATTGAACTGCTGTTGTTGCTGCACCCATTGGGCGGTCTTCAATTACGAACGCTTCTGTTTCTGAAACGTATTCGTCTGCGTTTGGAACTCGATTAACTGACATTTATTTTCCTTTGTTTTAGTTGTTTTTTGTTTCCGTTGCTCGGATGTTATCCCAAGCCTCGGCTATCTCAGTTATGAGGTGCCGGTTAGTAGACCATTCTATACGCTTTGCCGTAAGTACGCCAGCCTTATTAAACAGTTCTACCGTTACCTCAATCATTGGTCTTGTGTATAGGCGCTTACCTTGTACCTCCTTACCGTTTTTGTCAACTGTTGACGGCAAACGGTAAGGAGATGTAGGTAGGTAACCCTCGCCCATCCACGCACGTAGTGTAATGATAGGGCGACCTAAAGCATTTGCCAACGCACCAAGAGTAAACATCTCCACGCTAGTTCCGTTGGGCAGTGTTTTAACGACTGGTTTAGAGTCCCACTCAACTTCTACTTTTTGTGGTTTTACATCTTCTCGGCGTTTGCGCTTACTGCCTGGATAAAAGTTATCCAAGTCAGCAAAAGTAGATTCAATAAAGTCTTCGGCCATATTAAACTATAAAAGCGTAACTAACCTTAGATGGGAACATAGCGTCAATATCATCTTCTGTTAGTTCACCGCGGTAAAACGAAGCCATAATTTCTGCTTCATCTAACGTAGGAACCATCTTGATACAACGCTCTGTTAAACCTTTTTCTTGAATAATTTTTTCTGCTATATCCATGTCAAGGTTTTTACTAACT